GATTGCACTTTCTGCGGGCCAAGGCGATGTGACAAATATATTCAAAGTTAGTCCCTCAACTTTTTATTATTATATCAACCAAACTGACTATCAGGTTCCAGAGCAATATAATACTGCACCTCATAGGCAGTATTCTTGAATCGTGACAAAAGTTTAGAAGAAATCACAACTTCATAAGAACCAGGAATGATTTTGATATTCTCTACCTTGAAGTTAAAAGTGAACACTTCGTCAGTCTCACCAACAACGACAGAGAAGTCGTTAGAAGTATCATTCTTCTTATCACGAACAACCAGTTTCACAACACCTGCTTCACCAACCACAGACAAATCGGGAAGTTGATATACTGCTGCTGCTTTGAGAAGTTTATCAAGTTCTTTAGTATCAAGAACAAAACAAACATCTTCGCTTGGCAGAGAAATAGACTTATCAGGTGGCGTAACAATTACGTTAGGATCTGCAAAGAAATACTTGGAACGAGAGCGTCCTTCTTTGATGACAACATAGTTATCATTTACAAAATCAAGTTCAGCATTTTGATGCAGAGCAAGTCCATTCAAAAACTGATTCAAATCATAGATGCCAAAATCTTTGGGAAGTTCTTCTTCAATTGTTGCTTCTGCAAGAATATTCTTCATCACAGAAATAGTGCGAAGAGAATTTCCTTCCTTGAACAAAATAGATTGATTAATAGAAGAGAAGTTCTTAAGAAGAGTGAGAGTTTTATCAGAGAGTTTCATAATTTGTTATTTGAGTTTCACTTATTTTCAACAAGGTTGAGATGATTGATCAAAAGAATAGTATAATGCAATACTTTGAACAAGTCAGCACGAGGAGTACCTTTAGTATCATACCGATCAATATACTTGGTTACATTTCCTGCACAAAATCCTTCACGACGATTGTGTTTGATTTTGTCCAGAGTTTGTTCTGTTCCACCACCAGTTCGATCAACATAATGCTGACTATAAGTGCTGGAAATATATTGTTCAAGTTGTTTCAGGATTTTGTCTTCGTTGTATTTCCAAAATCCATTTTTGTTTGTATCTTCAGTCATAGTCAAATCAAAAGTAATTGTATCGGGAGAAGATGATCCAAAATAATTATAAGAAACCGAATCTGCTCCATAAATAAAATCTTGTGCTTCATTAAAACTTGCTGTATCAGTTCCATATCCAACAGTATTATTAAAATACTGAGGAAAATTGCTTTCAAAGTTTTCAGACATTTTAAATCATAGTAAAAAGTAAAAAGAGGAGGCACATTAACCTCCTCATATTCTATCAGTTTGCTTGTTGTTCGTCAACAGGAAGTTCAAAATTAACATCCACTTTGTCATAAAGTTCAAGGAATGCTTGTTTGGTTTCTTCATCAAAACGATTGACGCAAACTTGAATTGCTTTTGCTTTATCTTGGAAAATGCTATAAGCACGGATGATATGAACCAAACGACGAGTGCTGATGATTTCCTCAATACCACCATCATAGAAAGTCTTGCGGATGATGTCACCCCAATCAACAAGACGCTTGCAGAAGTCACGATCTTCCACACCAAGATCCAGAGCAATACCTTCAAGAATCTTCTGCTCTACAGAAGGAGCAGGATAGGACTGCTCAAAGGTTACTGGGAACCGCTCCAGGAACGCTTCGTTGAGCACGTTAGTACCGATGAAGCGTCCATCCTCAGAACCTTTACCTTTGGTGTTTGCAGTGGCAATCACATTGAAACCAGCAGCAGGTTTAACGAACTTACCAATTTTTTTCAAGAAGACTCCTTTACCTTCAAGGACGGATTGCAGACAAAGGATTTTGTTGCTGGCGAGGTCGATTTCGTCCAGGAGTAGCACAGCACCTCGTTCAAGTGCTTCGATGACTGGTCCGTTGTGCCAAGCAGTTTCGCCATTCACAAGACGAAAACCACCAATAAGATCATCTTCATCAGTTTCAATTGTAATGTTGACACGAATCAGTTCACGCTTAAGTTGAGCACACGCTTGCTCAACACTAAACGTTTTACCATTACCCGAAAGACCCGTAATGAACGTCGGATAAAAAAGATTGGATTGAATAATTTTTTTAATATCGTTAAAGTTACCAAACTTGACGAAGGTATCATCTTTTGCGGGAATAAGATTTTGATGAACTTCAGGAAGAACTGCAACGTTATTAAAAGAACGTTCAATCTCCTGAACTTTTTCTTGTGTCACTTCCAGATTCCACTTACCACGTTGAACTTTAAACTCATCAAGTTTATTTACTACTGTTTGATAATTAGAACCATTCAAAGCACACCACGCTTTGATTTCGGCAGAATTAACTTCACTGCCATAAAGTGCTTTAAGTGAAGAGACGATGTAATCAGTACTCATTTTGGTGCGAGTCATTAAAGTGGTTTGTTTCAACTGAAGTCATTATAAAGCAAAAAAGGGAGTCAAAACTCCCCCCTTGTGCCAGTTACTGAAGTGTCTCCTTCAACTTTTGAAAATATTCTTCGGAAGCAATTTTTCCAGTATATCCTGGATAATATCTTTTTGTAATTGCAGGAATACCCATAGCAGTAATAGAACTACTACATCTAATCCACACAGTTTTATTTTCTTCATCCACTAAATGTGGCATTCCCATCATTTTACTCACAATCAATCACCATATGTAAATGTTTTGTTCTTAACTTTAGTATCAAACTCTCCAGTTTTACCAGGATTCATTTTACCAACTTTAACATTCTTACCCTTTCCAGGCCAAGATGTTTTAGATGTTCCTGTAAGTTGTGCTGCTCCACCAGGTTTTTTCTTTACAAGAACCGAATCTTGATTATACTTTGCTCCAAGTTTTGTAACTGCTTTTTTAAACTTTCTCTTACCCATTTTACCAGAAGAAACAACGTGAGATTTCTCTCCTACTTTTTTCTCCTGTGGAGTTCCTGGATTTTCAGTATATCTTCCAGAAACTTTAGTAGGACCTGGTAATCCAGCACCTCTAATATCCTTTTCAAGTTGTCTTGAACGTGCTTTGTTTTCTTTCTTTGATTTGTCTCCTCTTTGAGCAGACATAATCGCCATACCACCTTTATCAGATTTTGATTTTATTCTATTCAAGGAGGTTTCTTGAATAAAATAACATTCTAACATAAAATCTTGAAAAGTTTTCATTGAATCTATACTTTTTAAGTATTTATTTAAGCAACCAACTCAATGAATTCGCCAAGAACCTTTTTATTCATTTTTTTAGATTTAAGAGATTTTACAAATGCAGTTTTGATTTGTGCTTTGGATGCATCATCAGCAACCTCAAACTCTGCATCTTGAGAGAGTGCAGAAGATGAAAGTCCAAAGTATGCATCATAACCAGAATTGGTAATTGTAAAACTTTTCAGTTTTTTCCAATCAGATTGAATTTTATTGTATTGTTTATCGGAGGCAGAGTGGTAAAGATTAATGAAACGATTTGCATCACGTCCAGAGAGAACACGGATACCAATAAAGTTTACATTAAGAAATTTGTCTTTAAGATTTCGAAGAAGAGTATCAGTATAGTTATGATATCCATAATCAAACTTATAGGTAGTTCCAAGTTTTCTATCCCGAAGGAAAGTATTGTGTGGATTTACACCACGAACTCCAAGATAAGGATTTTCTCCACGTTTTACTTCTACATGATAAGGAAGATGATTTGCTTCACCATCAGTTAGAACTACACATTGAACTTTTTGCAATTTATTTTCTTTTTGAAACTGAGGAAGAATTTGATGCAGAGCAATCAAAGATTCATTCAAAGGAGTTCCAGAAAGACACAGGCGATTTGGATGAGTATATTTGCAATAATATGCATCAGAGAAGCAAATTGCAATTCTCCAAATATTCAGCATCTGATGTTCCAATTCTTTACCATTCACTTTGCTGGTAAAGAGATTCATCAATGCAAAATCAGAATCTACAGAAATAAGTCCTTCTTTGTTTTGATAGTGTGAAGGAGGAAGGCTTGCTTGATTATACGAAGGACGCAACCATTCATTTGTGAAAGCATAAACCTCAAAAGGAATTGCAACTTTTTTGCAGAACCAAATCAAATTAAACAATTGCTTGAGAGTATCCAAAAGAACGTGTTGCATGGAACCACTCCAATCCAGAATAAAAATCAAACCATGATTTTTACCATCAGGAATTACAGTGACTTTCTTAAACAAATCTTCATTGAACTTATAAGTATGAAGACGAGCAGTATCAAGAACACCAGTACGAGCAGTTGATGCACGAGCATAACTATCTGCTGCTTTACGGCACTCAAACTCTTTTACAAGATAATTGACTTCCTTTTGTGCAGATGCTTTGAACTTTTTAAATTCACGATCTGTTTCACTAAACAAAAAGTTTTTTACTTCTTCCAAAGAAGTTTTTTCACGTTGT